GTATCCTTGCGCCACATTCATGGCGGTTTTCGGCAATGACTCGTGATTTTTCAGTGAATCAGCCAGTGAATATCCCGCCCCAAATCTCCCCATTATTTTTGATGTATCCTTGGCTCCCTGCCAAATAGCACTTTTGAGGCTCGGGGCCATTCTTTCCCCGACTGTTTTTGCTCCGGTCTTCAATAGTTTTTCTCCTTTCCCTCCTCCAATCGCCAAACCACCCAGATCAAGAGCGGCTCCTAATCCCTTTCCAGCCAGGCTTCCAAAATCGTATTTCTTGTTGCCGTAATATTGATCTGATGCTTCTTTGGCGTAATCGGTTACATTATGGAAAGTGTTCATCGCCCCCTGCGCCATTTCAGCCGGTAATTTTATGGCTGGATTTTTCCATGAAACTTTTTCAGCAAAATTGAATTTATGCTCCGGTACTTTCATCAATGAGTCTGCCAGATTGGACGGTTTGAAAGTGTTTTTCATAATTCCGCCGATAGTCGCGTCATTGTTGAAATAATCAGATACTTTGGGAGCGACATAGCTATACGGGGTAGGATTTTTCTTTGCGAAACTTTCAACACTATTTAAAGAATTTTTGGCGCTGTTGTAAGCGCTGCTTAAACCGGAAGAAACCTGTTTGGTAGCAGGCTTTTCCCAATCTTCTAGTTTCTTTTTATATTTTTGATAAAGATTGTTTAATAAACCCATAATGAATTCTTAAATTATTGTCTTGGTGATATTTGTAGTGGCATTTTGTACAAAGCTCTATAAAGTCATCGACATTTCTCCTATATTTATGATCTATATTTGACCACTCATATCTTTTTGCATCTTTTGTTCCGCAATGAACGCACTGCTTCGCTTTCCCCTTTTTTCTCTTTATCCAATCATGCAAAGCGTCGTAACCGACTTTTTCACCCTTCCACTTGGGATGTATTTTTCCTATGCATTTACCTTTTCTATTTTCTCTTATTCTCTTCCTAATTTCTTCAGATGGATTCCAGCCAATCATCCTAGTTCTCATTTTTTCTCTTGTTTTTTCTGATACTTTTAGGCCAATATGAGATTCGCTCATTTTTCTCTTTGATTCTTCTGACCATTTTTTTCCTTTAATCCATGACTCTTGGCCCTTTTTAAACTGTCCACTATTTGGTTTTGTTCTTACATAAATTCCTGTTGGCATATTATTCCCCCCCCCCTGTTCCTTGCCCAACTTGCGAGAAAGGCAAGAACCAGGGGGCGCAAGTTAATTATTTATTTTGTTATTCGGATATGGCCGTCTCATCCTCATAAATCGGATTCCCTAAAGCGTCGTATCCCTTGATTACTCTTTTTCCGGTTTTATTCGGGTCGAAGAAATCTTCACCCTCTTCTTCGTTGAAATTGATGTTTTCGTCGAATTCGGGAGTTTCCAGTTCCGCAGGCGGAGCGATATCTCCCGCCGCCACTTCCAACTCATCAGCCCGTCCTCCGTATTCGGTATATTTGGCCGCTAAAGTGTCCCTGAAGTTTTTCGCCCTGGCGTTGATTTCTGAAAGACTGCCAAACAGCTTGTTTAAATTTCGGTCACTCATCGCTTTGATGTCCGAATCTTTCCACCCGGATTTTTTCTTGCTCAATCGGTCAAGAGCCGACTTGGCTTCGTTGTAATCGTCGAGAGCCTGTTTTCTGGCGGTTTCTTCCCACTCATAAGCTTGCGCGCGTTCGATGTTGTATTTTTCCAAAGCTTGTTTGGCTTCCTGATTCTGTTTGGAAAATTCATCTCCGTAATTTGTGAGAACGCCAGCTCTTTGTTTTCCGACACTTTTACCCAATGCTCGCGCGGCTGCTCTTCCAGCACTTCCACTGCTGGCAACTCCTAGCATAACGTTGGTACTGGCTGTCTTATTTCGCAGATCTTCGGCCAAGCTATCCAGATCTTTTTTCTGATTTTGTTCAATCAATGTTTTATTTCCGGCAATCGCCGCTTCATTTTTTTGCTTATAAGCATCCAGAGATTTCAGGTATTGGTCTCGCACTTTTCCCAGGTTGGAAATGTAATTTTTGGAACTGCCCAATAATTTACTGGTTGATTTATAACTGTCCCCCATATCGTCCCAGCTCTTGCCGATATTGGCGATTATTTTTGAGTCGTTGGAAGATGATCCGCTGCCACTCCCACTGTTTGATTTGGAAGATGATCCGATGTCCGCCGGCTTTCCGGTAGCCTGGTTATATACGCTTATTAGGCTTTTTGGCTGATCAGAACTTCTTTTCTCAACAGGAAATTTCATGGCATTGCTGTTCACAATATTTTTGTAAAACAAATTATCATGCCCTGTGGTGGGTGTTTTGCCCGTAAATAGTTGATTTAACCGCTCTGATATTCCTAGATCTATCATTTTTTTGGTGTCATTCCGCTTGGCCGTGAAGGCAAGTCGGTTGACAATTTTGATTGATTAATTTATGCTTGCTTGTTATATTAAATTCATATGATTTTAAAAATTGTTAAAAAATTAGTTATTCCTGTGTCATTACTGGCTGTTACTTTTTTTGTTTATGCTCTTTTTAGATTTAATCAGGGAAAGGACATATTTTCTGATAACATGAACTATGCCGACCATACTCCAGTAAAGCTTATAGTATCTTTTCTAAACGAAGGAAAATCTATGGAGCCGACACTATATGATGGAGATGTTTTGTCCTATAACATTTCGCTCAAACCAGAGATTGGAAATATCGTTGCTTTTGATTGCTTCACCCCAAAATGCATCAATGGCAAAACCCCAAATAAAGTGAAACGTCTTATTAAAATTAATGAACAGGGTTGCTACTGGTTCGAGGGAGATAATAAGGACTTTTCTTGGGATTCTCGCAATTATGGTTATCTTTGTCCTCCCGATGATGTAAAGATACTAGGTGTCGTAATTCAATAATTTTTTGAATATTTTCTATGAACAGAAACAGCGATTATCTTGATGCGATATACAGAAAAGGTGAAAGACGGGATGCTTTTTGGTCAGGATTCGGGCTAGCAATAACCTTGGTGATCGTGATTGTTTTTGGAATAGCAAGTCTTGGATGGCTGTTTTTCCCTGCATTATTTTTAGTAGTTTCCCTCTTTTATCTATCCATTAAACTTTCTGATTATGTCCCCTTAGAAGCTTCACTTATCGCATCCGCCATGATTGGTTATGGAATATATTTCATCTATAAATATCTAACCGTCCCTGGGTTTTCTATTGTCAGCTGGATTTTTTAACTTTTCCAACCTTATCCACACCCACCTTATTTTTAATGTGCTATAATATAAACACTTGACCGCTTCTTTTGAATTTGATATATATAAACAACTTCTCTTGTAATAAAATTAAATAATAACTTCAAAACGAAATGGAAAATAAGATTGTTTTTTGGAGAGAAATAATAACTACTGGGCTACAGCTAGGCGGTGTCATTTTTATTGTTGTCGCTTGGGCCAGAGGTTGGTTTAAGGGCTTCAAAAAATTTACTGAATTTGCCTCAAAAGCAAACTGTTTCATGGATGAACTGCTTCCTGATTTTCTTGAATATCTATGCACAACCGATCGTGCGCCAAAAGATTTTTTAACTAAGTGGACTAAGCTCATATCGACCGGAGCAGTAAAGCGCAGCAGCCCGTTAGCAATAACTGATAAAGGGAGAGAACTCATTACTATGATTGGGCTCGACAGAGTATTTGAATCAAACAAGGAAAATTGGGCCAATCGCGTTAAGGAGAGTTTGGGAAAAGGTCTCAAAGATGGAAAAACAAATAAATACGATGTCGAGGAAATATCTATGAATGTTGTTATGAAGTTATTTACTGAAGGGGACTCGTGTTTTGATTCGATAAAAAACTATATGTTCGAAAATCCTGAAAAAATAAGAAAATCCGATTTATGTCTTTTAGCCTCTTTACTGCTACGCGATTATATTTTCAGAGAACATTCTGATTGGATAAATTAATTTTTTAAATAACTTTCATTTCTCTTGCCTGATAAGCGTCCACGATGTGGGCGCTTTTTCACGAAAGACAAACTATTTTTTCTTTCCTTTTCCTTTTTTCTTTCCTTTTTTCTCTGGAACAGCTTCAATGACTTTCGCATCTTTGATAGGAACAGAATTTTTGATTGCTTCTTGCTTTTCCTCATCGCTCATAGCTTCCCCTCTTTCCAAAGCTTTTTCGCTGACTTCTACCTCTAAAGTTGCATCTTCCTTGGTTTTTGGGTCCTCTTCCTCTAAAAAGCCTGCATAATCCTTTTTTTGACTATCAGTGAGGTAACTTTTTCGAGCGCGCAAAATAGACTTATCATAGTCATCTAGCGTACCAACCGGTTTGGCTAAAATCTCATCGAGATTTTTTTTAGACATTGCGTCCATATTTTTTTATTAATAATTATTTAATACTTATGGCCAGAGCGAACCAATCGCTCCAGCACAAAAATATTAAATTGTTAAGGAAACTAGGCAAAAGTCGCGAAGATAACTCCACCACACATGCGGCGGTCGTCAGCAACCTTAAATCCATAACCAAAGAGACCCTTGATCATATCGCCAAAGTTCGTCTGGTTATCTTTGGATTCAATCACATTGATCGGCTCGACGAATCCATATCCGGCAGTCAACCAATTAGCGTGACCAGTGATGCAGTAAATTCCAGTCGTATTATTTCCCTGGAACCATGCAGTAGGAGCGATATAAACTTCCAATCCATATGCTGAACCAACTCTACCTTTGACGATCGTTTCGTTAAAAGAAATATCAAGATCCTTATTGAATTCAGCAGCCTGGCGAAGCGCATTTTTGGCGCAAGCAGGAAGAAGAATGTATCGGCCTTCTTCTGGGACCGTCAGTTCGTCATTATCTCCATGAGCCTCATCGAACAGAGCGGCTGCTTTAGATAGGGTCGCTGCGATATTATCTTTGGTAATCGCAAGCACTGCCGCGGCTTGTATTTCAAAAGCTGTTCCGCCAGCGATAGCGCCTCCGTCATAAGAACTTGTCTGATCATCTTCATCGTTTTCGATTGTGATTTGAGAAGTGCTCTCGTAACTCTTAACCCTATACCATTTAGAATGACCGACCGCTTTAAATGGCTTTCCGACCATAGCGGCAGTGAATCCAGTCGCGGAATGAGTCACAACACCGGTCGTCACAGCCACTGTGCAAGTTCCAGTTGTGAAGCTAGTTCCTACCCAATTACCCGCTCCGGCGTCCGCATACATGGCCAACATGGCCTTATCCAGAAGCGCGATTAATTTACCTCCGGCGCTCTCCATGATGGATGATTTAGGGTTGGATACCGAGGAAGTAAAAACAGCGAGACTAGGAATTTTATCCTGCAACGCTTTGTAGGTTCCGATAGTAAGTGTGGAAACAACTTCCTTTATGTCGGTGAAACTCAAGTTAGACCCGGTGTAAGACTGCCATCCGTTAGAATGAAGGGAAGTAATAGTGAATTTCTGTCCCTTCTCCTTGATGGACTTGGTTGTTTTGGGATCATTATCCCCAGGGGTATAAAAATCCCTGTTTGTCAGTTTTCCAACAAAAGCTTTCTTGCGAGCGAGCTTGAGCACGGTCGCCATATACTTTATGCCGGTAACTGTCGTACCAAATGTTTGCATAAATTTTTAATTAAATTAACCTGATTATTCGTCACTGGGCTCATATCCCTCATCAAGCAATCTCTCGTATCGATCCGGATCATCGGTCCGAAGTTTATCGAACTCGGTCCAGGTCATTTTTTTCTCTTTGCTTGATGAATCATTGGAGGCTCCAACTGCTCCCGAAAGAGCCCTTTGTTTTCTTAATTCAGCCTCCTTTTTTTCATCGGCTTTCACTGATGAAATAGACTCTGTCACAGTTTCAAACGCTTCATCGACAGACATTCCTCCGTTGAAAAGCGTTTCCACTGCCTTGGCAAGTTTTGGATCGTACTTTTTCTTATTCGGAAATTTTTTCTTATTCTCCGGATCATCGGGAATAAGTTCGGTATGCTGATCGATAAAATCAACAAAATTTCCCAGTACCTTTTTAGTGTTCTCTTCCTCCAAAACTTCTTGCCGTATGGCCTCGCGCTTGGCATCTTCTATGGCCTCAAAATCTTCTTCCTCAAAATTGTTTTCTGAGGGCCGCTCACCTCTCAGTTTTTTTCTTTCGGCCAGATGAGTGTTGAGTGCAAAGATTTTGTCTTGCTGGGAATACTTCTTGAGATCCTCCAGCGCATCTTCTTCTGTCGGGATATTCGTCTCACCGCTCAAAATTAGATTTTGGCGATATACTTGAGCCAAACGCTTATCAAGGCGAGTCGGCCTAGGATCCGGAGAGGCTATCTTAGGAAGATTTATCTCCTTTTCCTCATCGGACTTTCCTTGATTATCGACCTCAGGCTTATCGCCTGGTTCCTCTTTTTCTTCTTCTTGACCTTCAGCGGGCATGGGAGGAACTCCAAACTCACTTAGATCTTCGTTTTCGTCGACGTTCTCCTCTACCGCGGGAGTAACGACTTCATCGACTACTGGCTTTTCTTCTGTTGGTTGTGCGCCACCATCTTGCGATTTTTCTATTTCCATATTTTTTCATCCCTATACGGGGACGTTACGAATTATTTTTCAAGGTTCTGCTTAGCGCAGAAACACCCGCCTCTGCCATTGGCGGAAGTTCCTACTGGCTTTTATTTTCTGATTCTTTTTTTTCGTCTTTTTCAATGCTTTTTTTGGCTGCGTATGTCGTTTTGACCTCACTTATGAACGATCGGATAAATTCAATCGCCAATCTTCTGCCGTCTATAACTGAACACCGGACAGCCAGCGAAGTGCTATCGTCAAACTCCGGATACTCGAGAAGCTCGGCAATCATTGCATCTGCTCGATCTTCCATAATTTCCCAGCCAGGCATGCTGACAAGGCTGGCGAGTTGAGAATCGAGCACGGACGTGTCATATTTTTCGCTGATGCGTTTCTTGATGCGATCGTCCATTCGTTTATGCAGTTTTGATATTTCTTCGCTAGTCATTGGATTGAGTGTGGTTATTGATTATCTGCCAGCGCCTCGGCTGGAATATTTTCAGAAACTTCTGGTGGGATTACGCCTTCTTTGATCGTTGCTCCGTCGCTTCCGACACCGGCCACGCTTTCCGGATTTTCATTAGTGATGATGATCTTGTCAGCGTCTTTTATTCCATCGTCCAACATGGCTCGCTTGAATGCCGCGCCCTGGTCGAATGTCTGACCGTTTGCGGCGAAACTCTCCTTGATTCCTGGATATTTATTGTAAGTTTCAACGTATCCCATCAATTTCACTCCAGTATCGTCTTTTTTCATCAGGGTACTTCCTTCGTCGCAGATATAGATGTATTCTCCTTCCAAGGCTTTCGGATCCACCGAAGCAGATCCACTAGTAGCAAAATCGGCTCCGAAAACGGCAAAATCTTCTTTCGGATATGCTTCTTGGATTTGTTTGAATGATTTTCCAAATAATTTGAAGGAATATTCATTTATGCCTTTTTTAGCAATCATGTTAGCCATGATTGTGTTGACCCGAGTGATGAAAATTTCCATCATAAACGTGTCCCAGGCATCGCGCGATCCTTGTCGGGCTCCTTGTTTTCTGATGGCTTCCGGAGTTTTGCCAAAACCAGGATCCACGCTCGTTGCCACACCAGTGTCAGTATCAGCACCGATGGACATCAACCGGCCTTTGTTTATCTGATAGGTTGTCTGATATGTGGCTAATCCATCAGGCGAAACATTTTGCGGCTTAATGGCGTTAACTTCGCCATCTTTCACGAACCACTTTGCAGAAGGCTTTCTGACTATGGAGGATAAAACTACTTTTTCGGGATCCATTACAATGGGAGGCTTATATGACATCTCCATCCCCTCCTGATAAAGCAGATCGTTTGAATCAATTTTTCTTTGTGTCCCATGTCCCCTATCGAAATCAGATAGCCCGCCCAATTTATCCAGACTCGGGTATTGCATCTTGAGAGCTATCGGAATCCCGGGATAATAATCTTTCTCATTGACCAGAAGTAAATCCTCTTTCGTGAATGGGGCATAAACTTGCCAATCTCCATTAGATAGAAATCTGTGACGCAGAGTGATTCCGGTTTTTGTTTTTTCTACTTCTTCCGGTGATCGCTCATCTGTTGGTGTTCCCGGACCCTCATCTTCGGCATTTTTAAGAACGGCATCGATATTCTTCCAAACTCCCTTATCTCGTTTTTTTAGCCATTCCTTGGAAACCTCCGTATCGATGAAGCAATAATCCATATCTTCAATGGCTGTTTTGCCTGGTTGTGGGCGGAATCTTCTCGGATGGATCAATATCAGATCCGGACCAGTATATTTATCAGTGACTTTCCAGTCGATGAAGGCCGGGATATACGGAAAGGATCTGGAATACATATCCACCATGCGATATTTCAAAAGTAATGGGCCACCTGTGTTGGCATTCGGAATAACGCCGTGCTCAAAATACAGGTTCATTGCCATGTTGGCGGAAGTCTTTCCGTTGTAGTTGTAAAATCTTCCGCTCGACATCTGTGCCATAACTCGACACGATCCATCAATGGCTAAGGTTGTCAATTCTCCTGAAGAAAGGATTGTTTTTGTTTTGTCATTCGGATCTTTATATCTGCCAGCAAAAAGTTCATCACGCTCATCCCATGTGAAGTTTTTATCTCGAACTTCCTTTATCGCAGTTTCCGCTTTTAAATATTGTTCTCCAATTTCGTCGAGAAGTTTCTTTTCATCCTCTTTTTTCTTTGCCTCAATATCTTCCTTTTTTTCAGTTGTATTTTTCTCGTTGTTCATTATTTTTTAGACAACAAAAAAAGGGCTAGGAAATTAGCCGAATGTTTCAGCTTCTTTCCTAGCCCTTTAATCCTTTTAGCTAGCTTGGTGTATTTCAACCAAATTGTATCTCAACTATAACAGATAACCAATTTTTGTCAACGGGCTCTTTTTTTAAGCTTTTTCCGCATGAAAATGTTGCAATCAAATTTTTGTTTGAAAGTAAGCTCGATTACCAATAGATCTGTATTTCCTCCCCAATTTTCAGCTTCCAAGGCGTCATAGATATCTTGAACAATTTTATCTTTTTCTCTTTCATCTCTTAGACTTTCTGTCATAAAATTTTGTTTTTATATATTGAAAATGATTTTATTAGTGGTATTTGTATTTTGATGTTATCCAGGAAAACATACGACTGCTTTTTGTCTAAAAACTTTCCGACAATCTTCTGGCCGGTCTTGAGGCGAATGATCACTCGCTTGCCTTTATATGTTGAGGTGTGAGGAGTTTTCATAATGCATGCTTTTGGATGGCATTTGCTTTTCTCAGATACGAAAGCGCTTTCCGCCTCGATCTTCTATTTCCATTGAAAATCATATCTTGAATTGAAATCTTGTTTTCTTCTTTTGTCATAGCCGGAAGTGATTCACTTTCCAAAAAATCAATACCATCTTTCAGGCCGGCCTTTCTGGCAATTCTGGCCCATGTTTTATGAATGATTGGCGGCAACATAAGTTTATTTTTTTATTACTATCCAAATTAAAATATTCCAGACAATTTGAGGAATAAACCAAGGGCATGGCTTTAAAAGTTCTTCCGGATCGAATTCTTTGGAAAATTTATCATAAACTTTTAGCGCTTCTTGGCGCGCGTATTTTCTTTGCTTTTTAAATGTTTTTGCTGAGCCCATAATTTTTTTTAATTTTAAAATATATTAATAACCATATTCACCACGTTTTTTAAACTTGTCAAAAGAGTCGTATTTATCGAGAACATTTTTTGTGGGAATATTTTCAAGCTCTTTTATTCTTTGCTGATGATATTTAATTTCGGCAGCTCTTTTTATCTCATTAAACTCATCATCAGATGTTTCCGCCAATATCTCGTACAGCCTTGATTCGGAGTCAATGATCTGGCCTATTCTATAATTTATTTTTTCTCCAAAATGATTTCTGTCGAAGTGGAAAGCGCCCACAACATCACCATTGCTTATAAAATAAGTTAATGGATTTTTTTCTATAAATTCACGCTCTTTCTCTTGTTGCGGCCATTCACATTCTGGCTTCCCGCAAAATGGCGTTTTTATATTTGGCGTACATTTGCACATAAATTTGTTTGTTTTAAGTTGATTATTCTTGGTTCGGGATATTTTATGTATCCATCCATTTTCTCAATGTAAATTTTTCCGCCAGGCTTGCAGGAAAATGTATGAGACTGATATTTAAACAACGGAATATAGATATCGAAGTGTTTTTTCATAAAATTACGATAAGCTTCGCGATTCTTCCTGTTTATAATTCTCATATTTTTTATATGGATCATCGCCTGTGGCAACATTGGCCTTATCAAGATTGACAGCAAGATATTCTGTGCCCGATCGGTGATGGGAAGTCCAATCATGAATCGGCAAAGTAATCGGTGATGTTGCCTGTGAATTCTCATTGCGCTGTGGATATCTGGCAAACTTCATGGACGATACCCATATCTTGGTTCCGGGCGTGTCATTCACCTCAATTCCCTTCTGCAAAAATACTTTTGTTTTCTCTTTCCGGATAGCAAAGGTGTTGGCATCTGGAGATGTTTGCATGAAGATGCCGGCCTTTTCAAGCTCGAGTCTTGTGCTTGTTTTTTCTTTACTGGATACTGAGCGCTTCTCTACATCAGGATCTCCAAGATGAACTGCTTTTTTCCATTGTTTTACTTTGGGAATGAGTGCCAATTCTTCTGAAGTATATTCAAATAATGAATCAATAAGGTTTCCTGGAAAGAACGGAAATATATAATGGATTGATACATTTTCTTTTTTAAAGGCTTCAACTAATCGAAACTTTCCATTGCTCATGTTTTTTTGCCACCACTGAACAGCAATTCCATCCAACCCATAATCCCAAGCAACAAAAAGCGGCCAATCTGGATTGTAGAGAAACTTTCCAACTTCAATATATTTCACTTCGTCATAAACTCTTCCTCTGATTGAAGTGTCCCAGTTTCTCATGATTTCCCGGGCAAAGTCTTCCTCGCTTCGGCGCTCTCGCTCATTAGCCAGCCATTTTTCATCCTTCCTTGGATCCAGGTGATAATCGAGCTCGATAATCTTAATTTTCTCCCCATCTTCACCAAAGCGGAGCCTCTTCGCCTTTCCTGGCTTGATTCCTGGCGTTGTGAGAACGATCCGGCAACTGGTCGTGTCGGCCGTGGATCCCCAAGCAGACGAGTCATTGTCCCAAAAGGAAAATTCGTCCATGAGAATAGCTTTATGACGGCCGCCGCGGGAAAAGTTTGGATTGGATGATTCACCCGATATGACATTTCCATTTTCCGGATTGATGAGTGACATATATGTCAGATGTTTTCTAAAATCAAACCCTTTCGGAAGAATAAACCTTGGCTGATGGATCAGTGTATATTCTATTTTTCCGAACAGCGATTCCTCCTTGTTGGAGTTCTCGCCCGAGTCCCCTTTGGTGTTATCGACATATGCCTCTTTCCTGGATCCCAGAAGGAAGTTTGATCCCGGAACATATCGCCAAAACCAAAGCAACGTATCGAGCGTGGAATATGTGGCGCCCATCTCCCGACTTTTGTCGATGAATATGTCATAACCTTCATCGATTGCTTTTTTTATTTCATCGACGATCATCGTTTCCTGGAATGGAAACAGCTTGAATTTGAAATGATGCGGTGGTCTCTTTGGATCGAAAGTCTTGCA